CCCTCTTGGATGGTAGGACGTAAACCTGATCTTAAAATTATACAAACGACCCACACAACTGAACTCGCGATCCGCTTCGGGCGTAAAGCTAAGAACTTAATTGATACCCCGGAGTACCAACAAGTTTTTAAAACAAGATTAAAAGAAGATTCGCAAGCCGCGGGTAAATGGGAAACGGAACAGGGCGGTGAATACTACGCAGCCGGTGTTGGATCAGCGATAACGGGACGTGGAGCGGATTTGTTGATCATTGATGACCCACATTCTGAGCAAGACGCATTGAATATGACGGCAATGGAACGAGCGTATGAATGGTATACATCAGGACCGAGACAAAGACTTCAACCAGGTGGATCAATTGTTTTAGTTATGACAAGGTGGAACATGAAAGACTTAACTGGAATGTTATTAAAATCTCAAAAGGAAATAAAATCTGATCAATGGGAAATAATTGAATTCCCCGCGATTCTCCCTTCAGGAAAACCTGTTTGGCCAGAATATTGGAAGTTAGAAGAACTTGAAGGCGTAAAGGCATCACTGAGCATCGGAAAATGGAACGCTCAATGGATGCAAAATCCAACAGCGGAAGAAGGATCGTTGATAAAGAGGGAATGGTGGCGGAAATGGGACCGCGATTACATTCCAACGTTAAAACATGTTATTCAAAGCTATGATACGGCTTATTTAAAAAAAGAATCAGCCGATTATTCGGCTATTACGACTTGGGGGGTGTTTTATGAATCCGATGACGCCGCTCCGAACTTAATTCTCCTAGATGCGATGAAAGAACGGTTAGAATTTCCAGAACTTAGAAAAGTGGCTAAAGAACAGTACGACTATTGGAAACCTGAAACGGTTATAATTGAATCGAAGGCATCAGGACTTCCTTTAACTTATGAGTTGCGAAAATTGGGTATTCCTGTTATAAATTACACACCTAGCAAAGGTAATGACAAACATGCTAGAGTACACGCCGTTTCGCCGCTTTTTGAAAGTGGCCAAATTTGGGCGCCGGACGAAAAGTTCGCAGAAGAGGTTATTGAAGAGTGTGCATCTTTTCCTTATGGAGATCATGATGATTTGGTGGACAGTATGACACAAGCGGTAATGAGATTTCGTCAGGGCGGTTTTATTCAACACCCCGAAGATGAAAAAGACGAAGTTTCTATACCACACAATAGGACGTATTATTAATGTTATCGAGAGAAACACTGATCAGCATGTTAAAGAACGAATACCCGTCGAGCTATAATGCTCATGACGTAGACAACATGAGTGTACAAGAATTAGACGATTTATTAGATTATTTAGATTCAATGCAAAATAAAGCAAACGGGGGAATGATGTTAGACAACACAAAAACTTATCACCAAGCAAATGATTATACAGCACCACCAGATTTAGAAGTTATGATCGGTTATGCAAATGGTGGTGGCGTGGGTTCAATGATGCAACCCAAGAAGAAAAAATTTGAAATGCAGGGTGGTAAAAAACCTGCAAGAAATTATTTAGGAAAACAAAAAACAGTTAGTGGTGTACCACTTAAATGGCAATCGGGACCAGATACCCCTCCAACAGAATTAGCTTACATTACACAAAAAGAAAAAGATTTAATCCTTAAAAAGAATTTACATGGTTCATTAAAGAATGGTCCTAACACAGGTCCAGATGGAATTATGTCTTTAGACTCACAAGGAGATTATACTAGAGATAGAAGTCCAGGTGCTTATAGTAGTGGTCCTGCTGGAAGCGGCACAGGAAATACTCAACAAGATTTAAGAAATAGAGCCATGAACGAACGGCACATGAAAGAGCTTTTAACGGGTCAAAAAAATATTGGTCAAACAGTTCAAACCGGTCCAAGAACTAGACAATATTCTGATCTTCCTGAATGGGTACAAGTTTTACAACCTGATGGAACTTATAAAAATAAACACGTAGCTTCTGCTTACAAATCTTATGGTCAACCAAGTTTTTGGGGAAATTTATTTAGTAGAGGCGCACGAGGATACAGAGGTATTAAAGGTGTAGGTGCTTTTGGAAAAAATCCATTAAAAAATATTGGCTTACGAGATGGACCACAGGGTCCAGAATATTTTTCTGATTATGAAGATTTTGGAGAAACTAGAGGTGCGATGCCATTTGGGATAATGGGAATTATTGCGAATGCACTTAATAGTTTTAAAAAACCTAAAGATTTTAGTTCAGATAACAGATTAGGTTTATATGAAGATCGTTTTAAAGAAGATTTTGAAATTGATCCAACAGTGGATAGAAGACGTGCACCTAATGCGTGGAGTGACGGCACATTTACTTGGGGTGGTAATAAAAAAAATATAGTACAACCTAAAAGTTGGACTATCGAAGATGAAATGGAAGAGGTAAGTAATTATAGAGCACCTCCAACAGGAATTATGATGGCGGGTGGCTACCCAGGAAATTGGGGAACAACTCCTTTTGATCCAGCTATGGGTAATCCAGTGCCTGAAGGAATTGCTTTTAATAATCCAGTAGGTGGAGTAGATCAATTTTATCAAGAACTTGTAGATTTAGAAAAAAGTGCTTATCCAATTGGAGGAACTAATTATAGAATAGATGAATTAGGTGGAACTCTAGAAGATTATTATAGAAATAAAGCTCCGCGTCCAGATAATAAATGGGTAGATAAAGGATATGCACCATATAAAGAAGTAAATATTTCTCAACCTGCGCCTGACTTAACTTCTAGCGAGATTGAAGATTATGAAGATTATTATGCTTGATGAAAGCGCTTATTCACTGATAAGTTAGGAGTAGATAGTGGCTAACTATAATCCAGGATTTAAAGGAACTACTGAAGGCCTTTTAAAAGGCGCTGCAACTTCTGCAGCTAAAAGATCAGCAGCTTATAAAATGAGTGATGCTGAATTTAAAGAATTTAAAAAATTAGCTGAAAGTTTAAAAGAAAGAGGATTTTATGTCGATGTTAGTCGTAATCCTACCGGCAATGTTACTTTACGATTTACTGTTAATGATGCTCTTGGAGGATTTAGAGCAAGTTATCCTCCTAATAAACAATCTTTAGAAACAATTAAAAATAAAATTAATGAAGTCAAGAAACGACCCAACTATGCAAAGTTTGCTGAAGTTAAAAGAGGCCTTCCAGAAAAAATTAAAAGACAAAATAAATTAAGTTTAGAAATAGCACGAGATCCTAGCCGTATCGAAGCAGAAATTGGAAGACTTAAAAAAGGATTAGCTCCTAATCATCAACTTCACCATTTAGCCGGTAAAGATGAGTTAACTAAATTAAATAATTTAAAATTTTTACCTACTAATCTTAATACAGCTGATGATATTATTAGAGCTGAACAAAATATTATAGATTTAAATAAAGAAACTAAATTAATTTTAGATCAAGCTAAAATTAGTAAAAACGATAAAATTAGATTAAATCAATTAAACGCTTTAAAGAAAAGAATTAAAAATAAAGATTTAAAAGGCCAGTTAAAAGGACTTAAGTCAATGGACATAATTTCTTTTGATAAAGATGGAAATGTTATTAAAAAATCTGTCGGTGCTGATATTAAAATGAAAACAACAGGTGCGGGCACTGAAGTTGGAGAAATAGCTTTTTCCGATATTGTTTCTAAAACTGATCCAAGAAGACTTGATGTTTTAAATATGGCAACCGCCGAGATAGCAAAAGAAATTGAAGCATCTGGAGATCCAAAACTTATTAAACTTTTTCACCAAAGATTAAAAAAAGCTGGTTTAAGAATTAGTTGTAAAGATGGGTGTATTGTTAAAGCAGCAGATACAAATCCTGCAACTTTAAGAAAAGTTGTACAAGAAGTGGCAAAAGAAGAACCACAAAAAATGATTCGTTTATTTCGAGGCGAGTCTTTTCCACAAAGAAATATTAAAGGATTCAAAGATAAAGCAAAATTTTTTAAAACGACAATACCTGAAATAAAAAAAGACACATTATCTGGTCAGTGGTTTACACCTACTCAAGATCACGCTGGTTCTTATTTATCACGTCCGGGTCGAATGAAATATGTAGATGTAACACCCGCTGAATTAGAATCTTTTCAGAGATATAAAGATAGAGTAAATAAAAGACCGATAAAATATAGTGTAGCACGTCAAATGGGAAAACCAGAACAAGCAATGCACATGGTGACTGACTCTTTTCATCATCAACTTATTCCAAGATATAAATTAAAACAAATGGAAGAAGCCGGAAGACTAAAAAGTAAATTCGATCTTAATCCTTTCCGTAAAAGCTATATAGGGGATGCACCACTTATTCCAGCTACCAGGGGAGTGTTAGAATGGAATAGGGATTTAGGTGGTTTTGTAGATTCTGCAAATCCAAGTGAAGTGGTTGGACAAAATCAATTGAAAGCTTGGGCTAAAGATAATCCAATGTCAGTTCAAGCTGGAACAGAAGATGCTTTTAAACCAATTAAAAAAAGTATGTTAAAAACAATTGGTAAATCTCTAGCCTATGTCGGCGCTCCACTACCAACGGCTGTTATAGACAGTTACTTTATTGGTAAACAGATTGCAGATGATAGACCAGCAGCAAATATTGCTAAAGATCCGTTGAACTGGTTAGGACTAGCTACCATGTCAACACTATCTGATATATCAGGAGTAACAAAAGCAGGGAAACTAAATACAGCATTAAGATTAGGAATGAGTCCAGGTTTAATTAGAGGAGCATCAAGATTCTTAGGATTACCAGGTTTAGCGATCAGTACGGCTTTAACCGCATATGATCAATATGAAAAATATAAAAACGAAGAAGGATTAATTTATAATTTGTTTAATAATAAGGCACGACCTGTATAATTGACAATATGGGAAACAACTGATACACCACCTTTAAGGTGTTGAATCAATCAAAAATAGAGGATAGAATAGTCAAATGGCCAAAATAGATAAAGCATTACCCAATACAAAAACGGAAATAGAAATTCCAGGACAAGAAGAAATAGTTGAAACGCAACAAGAGATTGTTGAAAGACAACAAGGCGGTGAACCAGAAATTGCAATGGAAGAAGATGGTAGTGCAACTATCAACTTTGATCCAGGTCAAGTAAATCCAGAAGGTGGACAAGATCATTTTGAAAATTTAGCAGAATATTTAGAAGATAACGTTTTAGATCCATTAGCTTCTGAGTTAATGGATAAATATAAAGATTACAAACAATCAAGACAAGAATGGGTTGAAAGTTATAGAGAAGGTTTAAACCTTTTAGGGTTTAAATACGTTTCAAGAACAGAACCATTTAGAGGTGCAGCAAGTGTGACTCACCCAGTTTTAGCTGAAGCGGTAACTCAGTTTCAAGCTCAAGCTTATAAAGAATTATTACCTGCAGAAGGTCCCGTTAGAACTCAAATTTTAGGAGATGTAAATGTTCCTAAAGAAGAACAATCTAAACGTGTTAAAGATTTTATGAATTATCAAATTA